CCCTATAAACAGTACCATCATATTTTACGCCTTTATCCAGCGCCGTATTAAAATTATCTGCATAAAATTTTACATTTTTATCATCTATTTCACCGCGCTGATATTTGCGTATATCTGCTCCGCTTACGCCCCAATGATGAATAGCAGCCAGTTCATTTTCATTTAGTTTTTTCTTCCATTCTTCTAAACTATTTGATGGTGATAAAATAGTTTTATTATTATAATTAAATACTTGTTCCCTGACTCTTTGTCTGTCAAGTCCAGTCTGTTCCACGAAGTCGCGCATCTTGGCTTGATACGACTTTACTTTTTGCAGTTGCTCTGAGTTGTCAATACCCGCCGATTGCAAAGCTCCGGCCTCTCGTTTAGACTGTCGGATTGCGCGTTCAATTGCACGCTGTTGCTGGGTAGCTTCGTAAAACGATAACTCTTTCCCGTTGTACTTTACTTTCTTATCGGCGTAGCTGTTTAATTGAGCTTGATTGTATGCGTTCTTACTTATGCCTTCAAAAAACGGATAATAAGAATGCCGGCAATTATACCCCATCAACCCTGTACCCGTACCATACCCAGTGGATGACACAAAATCAGGATAATCTTTATTCTTACCTGATCTTGAGAATATCTGACCCTGCCACAGAGAATGGGACGGTCTAGAACCTATGTGAGCCGAAGTCTGGACTAAGTCAATTTTCATTTCGTCCGCGCGTGTATCGGTCAACTTACCGGTCGTTTGATTTACGCCCGTAAGCACCGCACGCCTGACAGCAACGTCCAATTTATCCTGTCTGTTTGCAAAGTTGATGACCTTCAATCCATTACCGGCCACTTCCAGTATGCTTTCCTTTATTGCCTGGGTGTAACTCATCGCCCCTGTTGATACCTGCATGTAGGCCAAATTTACGGCGTTTATGTATGCATCCTGGCCAGTGAGCGCGGTGGTGAGTGTCATGTTGCTTATTGCCCCATTTACTTTGTCAATGCCTGCTTTCAGGACTTGCGCCATTTCAGGGGAAAGATTCAACGGTAACGGATCCATCCCGGCGGCTTTGTAAATCGAATCGTCAAACTTCATCGACTGTACCCCGGCATCTTCAAAGATGTCCTCAAGTTCTTTGCGCTGTACACCGTTAAGTTGTGCGATTCTATCCATAATGTCATTGTAAACTAATCCGCTTTCGCTCAATCTCTGTACCTGCCATGCTGCGGATGAAGTGGCCCCCTTATTCAGCCTTCGTGCAATATCATTGATGACACTTTGCTGGTACTTCTCAAAGAGTCCTAAAATATCATCGGCGAATAAGTCAATCTGTTCAGCGGTAAGCACTATACTCCAAACGGTTCAGGTGTGGCAGGTTCGATCATGGCAAGCATTTTCCTTGCGGTCGTTTCATCCTCTCCGAAGTTGCGCATGCGAAATTCTACCGGGGACATGAGGGACTGCGTAACCATACGAGAGTCCTGTTGAAACTGCAAGTCTTTGTCCGTGATAACCGAGTCATCAAAGTCGTAAACCGTCGACCACGTACCAGCGCCGGCCAACCCGTACAGGGAAGCCCAAACACTGATAGCGTACATGAGTTGGTCTAATGCGCTTTTGAGTGCCTTTTGTACATCGGTCACAGTGGCGTAAGATCGTTGCCGACTCATCTTGATTTCAGTGGCCGTCTTATCTACGCTTTGAGGGTCGCTTACGGTGCCATAGGCCAACCCTACGGAATACTCGATACGTTGGAATACATCATTCAACCCGGCCTTAATCGCGGCCTCTCTAAAATCAGGACTCCATTCCTGGAAGAAACCTTCTGCTCCAAGTTCGGCTGTGTTCATTCCTGACAATGTTCTGAATAACCTTTTATCCCGCAGTACCTTTTTATCGGTAGTGGAATCACGATCAAACGCGCTCTCATCCACGTACAGGGCCCGCTTACCGCTCTCAAACTCCCACAGTAAATTAGACCATATGTAGTCAGCCTGTTTGATTAGGTCGGTTGCCCGGGAATAAGCAGACACACCCAGGGGAGAATTGGAATCGATATTATTCGCCATGGGATAACGACAGTATCCATAAAGAGGCGCAACCACATTCTTGATAGTCTCTTCCTGGCTTATTTTCTTCCAGTCGTCCACTGAATCGAATGGAGCCGATGTTCCTACTGAATTTACGCTGTCGCTCTTGAATACCGCGTTTGTGATCTTTACGGATGAAGCACCTTCAAACTCTAACAGTTGATGAAGTTCAAACCGCGTATAGAATTTGTTCCCCACCGTCCTTGAGTCCACAAACACGCATGATGTAATATTCCCGTCCGCATCAAATGACACAGGGAAGAATTGATCAGCGTGAACGCAGTCGATGGCTATCTTTTTACCCACGATATACGGCTTCCAGATCACCCCGCCTAAAGCAATGCCTGACTCCAATTGCTGCCTGATCCTGGGTAACATCTTTTCCATGACACCCATAATCACATCGGCCATGGGTGAACCCGTTACCTCTACTTTCATTTCGATTGTTGCAAGTCTGGCAATGTCAGAAGCAATGGCCGCCGGGAGTCCGCAGGAATGAATATCCTCGCTCAACCATTCGGCGTTATTCTCGTACATCCTTGTCCAGAGTTCGAGAGCAGATAACATCTTTGCGCTGACAGCAACATCAACACCAACTTTTTGTTTTAGATCATTAGTTCCTATCATTTTTGCAAATGCTCCTTTAATCCATTCAATTATACGAGTAAAAATATTCATTACTTGCCTCGCTTGCGCCAAATAGGATTGGTTCTGTATCTTATTTCATCGATAAAGTGGTTATTCTCATCCGGATAAGACGTGATGTACTCTCCATCTTTATCTTTTTCGTATTCATACTCTGTAAATTCTGCTTCATGTCGTGGGCATCTTTCGGGGTCGATGATGATTTCAGATAATGATTGAAGCCACTTCATGGAGTAGTCAATACTTCCTGCGCCCTTTTCGGCTCCGATACAATTTGCTCCGTAACTACGATAGTCTGATACGCTCTTTGGTTCGGCTGAATCTGCAATGATTACATCGCCTTGAGACACGCCCTTGTTTTCAACAAGATAATTCCATGACTCCATATTACCATATCTGAATAGTTCTGCTTCATCGAATATGTACAGTTTTCTCCTGTTCATATCCAAATGGCTTTTACCCCAAGCAAATGGATCAGGGAAGTAACCCCAGTCTATACCCTGGCTGACGTGGTCGAATTGTGCAATCTCTTCATCGGTAATCTTTCTGATGGTTAGATTCTCAAATACCATACCACCCAACCCTGTAACCTCTCCCATGTATTCATGTGCATAGGCTCTTGGGTTGACCTCTTTTAGATGTTCGGCCTCTTCCAACCAGGCACGCCCAAGCCATTCAGGTGGGGTATTCAGGTAGTTGCTACGATGATGATACTGCCGCTCTTTCTTCTGCTTTGCGTATTTATTCACCCAGTTCATTTGAGTTGGAGGAGGGTTGTACGTTTTGAAGTTGTAAACTACATCACCACCACGCATGGACGATTGTTCAATCTTACGAACGGCCTCCGGACCCCTGAATTGATCCAATTCTTCAAACCAGTTGATACCGATATATCCAAAAAGAGGCGTGATTGATTTGATCTTTCCAGGGTCATCACCACCCCGGAAGTGTATCTTTTGTTTGGTGGGTAGATAGGTTATTTCCATTGGGGATGTAGTGTTCTTGAAACTATCCTGCAATCCAAGCATACTTTCAGCCCACAACAATTGATTGTATACGCTATCACGCATCGTATCTGCAATCTGTCGCATTACAAGCCCGTGCATGTTCGGATTATTCACCAATAAATAGATAACCGCCAAACTAACGAAACTTGATTTCAGAGATCCACGCCCACCCTCTAAAAGAAACTCATCATACAGGCCACTGTTGATAGCCCGTAAAGCATCGAAGTATTCTTTACCGATAATATCGGCTGATATAATACATTGCGTGCGCGCTTTCGTTTCTTCTGGTTCTGGTTGTTCTAGCCTGTGATACCGTCCTAAAGTCTCAAGCGCACCTTTAGCGTCGTGTAATTCGACCTCGACCCATTCATCTTCCCATACTTCCGCCTCCCGGCCTTTCCCCTCTATCCTTCGCGTTCGTTTTGTTTTGATCTTTTTTATCAGATAGAAATACTGTTCTGCTTCCGGGTCGCTGAAATTGAAATAGCAGAATCCATCATCAGTTATCCTAATAAACTTGAATGCTGTTGCCCTGGCCATTGCGGCAAGCCTGGCTATAATTTCGCTTTTCGACATGGCCTGTTCGTCAAGTCGTTTTGAGATTTCAGCCTTGATGTTATCTTTTGATATCAGCCTGGAAGACGCCATTCTACATGATTCATAAGTTGTCTTAGGATGCAAACGCGAATAAGCTTCCGTGCCGTTCATATTGCACCGGAAGTACATATCTACAAAAGCCGCGTCTTTTAGTTCTTTAGCGGTCTGTATTTCATTTCTTTTTTGGCTTATTGTAGAGTTGGTTTTTTGTGATTTCGCGTCTGCTACTATTTGAACCTCCCTCAGGTGATTCAGCTCTCAGTGTTGATTGTAAAACTGACTTGACTTGCTTCAATACTTCCAGGCTGGCCTTTAGTTCTGCGTACCTTCCCGATACACTGGCAAATTCTATCTGAGTATTTAGTATCTCTTGTCCAACCTTTTCGAGCAATAGTACCTTACCGCCATAGTCCAGTGCCAGTATATCAGTTTTGGATAGATTGCT